TACCCCATCCCGCTTGGATAGATCGGAAGGAGGAGCCGATACCAGGTTTTCCCGAGCATATCACCGTGCGTAAAATGCTACAGGAACTTGGGACTACATGGGGTAGGGAAGGCAAGGCTGGGTATCCAAACATTTGGGTCGATGCGGCCAAGCGGATGGCGGAGCCTTACCTTGGTAAACGCCTCGTTGTATTCGATGATATCAGATTCCCCAATGAGGCATGGGCGATCAAGCGATGGGCGGACTTGTACAGAATATCGTACAAGATAATCCACATTTCTCGGGAAGGCCATGAGATCGATCCAAACGATTCCCATATCTCCGAGCAGGGAATACCTGAACATTTTATAACCGAGTGGGTGACGGTGGATGAGCAACAGGCCGAGTAATTCCATCCGTAAGATGGCAACCGATGCCCGTCTACGGCAGATGCTCAGAGCATTACCCGAGGACCACAGGGGCTACACACAGGATGAGATTGCCCGAAAGGCAGGTGTCGCCAAGCAGACGATTTCCAAGATCGAAAGAGGGGCGATGATGAAGATCACAGAGCAGATCGCTCAACTACTCGCAGAGGAATAATGGCCACCCTCAAAGGAGATTTACGCAGGTTTATCGACAACCTGCCAACAGGATTACTTTCTCACCATGATATCATCCTAAGACTCGCACTAATCATTACAAAATATACCGATGATGCGAGTGAGGCAGTAAAAGCGGTAGAGCATACCCTGCGTAATGTATCACATCGCCCAAACCAACCAAACGAGGTACGCAACGCTGTAATGGGTGCATACCATAGGCATCGCAATCCAAACCTGCCCAGCAATCCAATACAGATAACACCTCCCGATCCATCGCTCAAAGAGAACAACCTGGGTGAGCATGGATTATATGAGAAGTATGTCCTACGGAGTGACCTCATTCCTCAGAATGCGGCCCAAGCGATCTCTAAACTCTTCAGCCCCAACGAATCAATCTTCGTACAGAAAGCAGTAGCCGAGCGTGGAGCATTGATGGCTGTGTCGGATTGGATAAACCAGCCAAACCTAGATGAATATCAGTTCATCACTTATAACTGCTTCCCTGCTGATGCGGCCAACCGATCAGAGGCACAGGTGGAAGGCCGAAAGTATTTACTCCACGAGACAGACGATCCATCCCTCTCATTCGAGCAACAGCTAGGCCTGATCAAGCGCCTAGAAACAGAGGCCGAACTAAAGATGATCGTAAACTCAGGAGGAAAGTCTCTACACGCTTGGTTCCATTGGACACCAGGTAATAAAGCATCGTTCCTCGAACTCTCCCAAAAGCTGGGCGGAGATCCACGATTTAAACTAATGAACCAACTATGCCGGCTCCCCTGGGGAACCCGTAGAAAGGAATGCGAACCATTCCCTGTCAGGCAGGAGGTAATCTTTTGGAAGGAATAAAATTATGATCAATGTACTATCATTAGGAGCGGGTGTGCAGTCATCCACAATGGCGTTAATGGCGGCAAAAGGTGAGATTACACCGATGCCTGATTGTGCGATCTTTGCAGATACACAAGCAGAACCACAAAGTGTGTACGACTACCTGGACTGGTTAGAGGCACAATTACCGTTCCCTGTGCATCGGGTAACGAAGGGTGATCTTACGAAAGACTGCTTAGAACCAAAGGTCAGGCGGAATGACTCAAAGAATGGTAAAAAGGGAAGCACTTACATTAAGTCGATCATCCCAAAGTTTGGTATAACAGAGGATGGAGAAGTAAGTGCCGCGATAGGTAGAGCTTGCACACAGGACTACAAAATCCGCCCAATCCATAATAAGATCAAAGAATTGTTTGGGATTAAGCGTGGCGAGAAAGAGGTCAAAGTGATCCAATGGATTGGTATTTCATACGATGAGATTCAGCGGATGAAGGAGTCTCGTGATAAATGGTGTGAGAATCGCTGGCCGCTTATTGAGATGGAAATGCAAAGACATCATTGCAAACAATGGATGAAAAAGCATGGTTATCCCGAACCTCCCCGTTCAGCGTGTTATTATTGTCCATTTCATAGTGATGAAGAGTGGAGGAATCTTCGTAATGAAGAACCTGAGTATTTCCAAAAAGCAGTCGAATTTGATAAGCAGTTAAGATCACAGCATAAGAAATATGCTCCTGAGTTGCGGATGTCTGTATATCTGCATCGCTCATGCAAGCCTCTAGGCGAAATCGACTTTGATTCAGACGAGGACAAGGGCCAACTCACATGGGATTTTATGGCCGAGTGCGAAGGGATGTGTGGCGTATGAGAAACTTCCTACTAGCTTGGTTACAAGTAACATTAATTTGTTTAAACACTTGGCAGATCGCTAATATGAAGATCGCTGGTGCATTAATTGTAGGATTTTTGATTAGCCTCGTTTGGACATTTAATGTTCAAGACATCTCGCGTTCGGGGATATGGACGAAAGTTAGTTACTCTTTTGGTGCTATGTTTGGCACAGGAACGGGCTTGTTATTATCTAACTTCATATATGCGTGAACCCATTCCTCCTCAAAAAAACCATCGCACGACGGTTTATTAATTTAGGACTGCCCATCGATGATGCCTGTAACTTTGCCGACCGAATGACAGAAGGCACACAGGTAGTAATCGTCCGCGACCCCGATACCCGCTTACCCGATTTTGTAATATTATTAAAACTAGAAAAAGAAAACTAAACACATGGCATACAGACAAGAATATCAAACCCCCGAAGTCCTCGCAGATATCGATGCAGTCGATCAATGGCTAACCTCCAAAGGGAAGATCGAATACCCCACAGCATCCACCGATGATTCCACATCATCCTACTCCGTGGCCATCGATGATCCGCTACCAGCACCCAAGTTCCTCTCCCTCTCCCAAATGATGAGCCATAACAACGATCCCATGCCCAAGCAAGTAATCGAGGGCATACTACACAAAGGATCGAAGATGATCATCTCAGGCTCCTCCAAGGCGGGTAAAACACTATCCCTTCTCCACCTCGGCCTTGCCGCCGCCAACGGGTCCACCTGGTTAGGCCACCGCACAGCAACATCGAAAGTAATCTACCTAGACTTTGAACTAAAAAAGCGAATAGCCTCCCGCCGAATAGCCGAGATGGTAAACGCCAACCCACAATACAACCCAAACAACCCAAACTTTCTATACTGCTCCCTCCGTGGCCAGTCCCGTACCCTAGAAGACCTCGTACACCACATAGAAGATCTCGAGGATTACCAGCCCGACCTCGTGATCGTAGACCCCTTCTATAAGCTCGCCACAGGTGCAGATGAGAACGATGCCGGTGCTATCTCCGAAGTAGTAAACCGAATGGAGAAGTTCTCCGAGCGCCTCGACTGCTCATTCGTATATGCACACCACTTCTCAAAAGGAAACAAGTCTGACACAGACCACATCGACCGGGCAAGCGGGTCAGGCGTGTTTGCCCGTGATCCCGATGCTATCCTTACCCTAACACCCCACGAGGAAGAGGATCACCTCGTCCTCGAAGCCACCCTCCGAGACTTCCCAACTCCATCCCCTCAAGTGGTAGAATTTTCATGGCCCAACTTTATCCATAAGCCCGATATGGAACCTAAATTAAGAAAACCAGGGCAGACGAAAGCTAAAAAGGAACGACAGGATAAACTCTCTACAGCCCTTATTGAACTACTAAAACCTAACTCGATTATGGGTCTTGAAGTTCTCAAGGATAGACTAAATGAAAAGTTAAACGAAAATCTTAGCCAAAATGCTGTCCGAAATCTTATTAAAAAGACTGAAAATATCAGTGTACTAAAGACTGAAAAGGGTAAGCAAAACATCTACTCCTATAACGATGATAAGTAATCTCAAAAGCCTCTCAAAAGTACTAGTGCTCCCCTTATATATAAGAGGAGTAGTAGTAGTGCTTCAAGGCTGTAAGTAGTAGTTGCTCCTTTAGCAGAGCAACCTACTACCTTTGCACAGCCTATAGGCGGAGCACTAGTCAGATTATTAGGGTAATAGATTTACATCGGGAGAACAGATGATCGGGAGAGGAGAATACATTAACCAACCTCTAAGACTCGTAATATTTCTGACACAGCCTACCAGCCTAACTGCCAATCCAAAGATTGCAGGTCAGGCGGTCAGGCGGATGATAATCTCAATTAAGGCAAAGCAGACATCCATTATCAGATCTCGCTCTAGAAAGAATAGGAGTAGGGCGATTATCCAACGCCACTCATGCTGAAGGTTCGACATCGGTGACCTCAGCTTCTATGACTTCTTCATTCTTTAGGTTCGCAAGCTCGGCTCGGATTTCATCCAGGCTTAAAGATTTCTTCACCTCGATAGTTTGTGTCGGCTCACCTTCGTACTGGCGATGCTTGTCGATTAAGATGCCGGTAGCGATTGGGAGGACTCCGTTTGGTATCTCATCGTCCTGGAGCTTCGTTATGAGCTTTTCCACGGCAAGATGAGTCGCAGTACCTATTAAGCCTCTTAAATACTTTTTAGAGTCCTTCAGTGTCTCCTGTTCCCTTGATCTGACAACGGCAACAGTATGAGCAGAAACCTTACAAGTCTTGGTGATTGATGTGATCGTTGCACCTTGTGCTAACATTGTAACCACTTTGGCGTAGTCCTTTGGTCGCTTATCGTAAAGCTGTTGCCCAGTAAATACACCTGGACATATCTCTTGGCTGTTTAGATTAGCTGGAAGATTCTCAGCATATTCAACTTTTCTCGGTCTTTTCGTAGGCATCGAATCAATCGGTGTAGCATATTGAGAATTAATTATCAATAAGCCTCAAGGCAAGTCCAATTAGACATAAACATTATTATGCGAACCATTGATATGCACCCTATTTATTTCGTAAACCTCTGATATTCAGCATACATACAATAATTTTTGCCACTTCGCACAATCATTTTTTATTACAAAATTACCAAAACAGGAGGGGGGGAGGGGGTGCGGATTGGCGGCCCGCCGGCCACCGCGACCGATTAGTAGCCACAAAAAAATTCTGACAAATTGCCCCGAATCCCAGTATTTTACTGATCTACAGATGAACCGCTAATTCCTAGTAGTTATCGGTTGATAAAAAAATATCACTTCTGCGAGGTTACTCGCCTGCCCGCATCTGCTATAATCGGTCATGCCACTAGAATGGTCACCGCATCCCGCCATCCCGCCTCTCAGCAAAGCAGAGATGCTGAGGATGTCGCCTGAGAAGATCCTCGCTTATTGGGAGACCAGGGAGAAGGCCATTAAGGATGAGAAAGATGATCCTTACAGGCATGGCTTTGAACTGGATATATGGAAAAGAGCGGATGAGCAGTTAAGGACGCACCAGGAGATTCTCATTATGGGAGGTAATAGGAGTTCAAAGAGCCATTTTTGCGCTCGTAGAGTAGTCCAATGCCTCGTAGAGAACCCTGGAACGATCATATGGTGCTTAACTGAAACATCGGCCAATAGCATTCAGTTCCAGCAGAAGCTCGTTTTTAATGCATTACCTAAAGAATTAAAGACACTAGGGCGGGGTAAAGTCGGATATGTCATGTATTCGCTTAGAAATGGATTTACTGCGGCTAAATTCACTCTGCCTAACCGCTCAGAGTGTATTTTTCGCAATTGGAGTCAGGATATTTCTACAATTGAGGGTGGAGAAATCGGCTGTCCGCAAGAGCCGCTCAACGGCACCCACAACATTGGGTACTGGGCGGACGAATTGGTGCCAATGCCGTGGGTGGAGACTCTTCGTTTTCGCACCGTGACCCGAAATAGTAAGGGAATTATATCCTTCACCGCTGTGGACGGGTGGAACTCGGTAGTAAAGAGTATGCTGACGGGGGCAAAGACTGTGGAATCGGCAAAAGCTGACCTTTTGGACGGTGAGGAGGTTCCATTGGTCCAACAGCCACTAAGAAAAGCCAGTTCAGTCGTTTATTTCCATACTGCGGCCAATCCCTTTGGCGGTTGGTCGGCCATGAAGACACAACTGGAGGGAGAAAAGAGGGAAACCATCCTTTGTCGGGCGTATGGAGTGCCTGTCAAAGCGTCAAAGACTGTGTTTCCTGCCTTTTCGGACAAGAATATCGTGCAGGCGAAGGATGTACCTGTCATGGCGGACGATGCGGATGCCTCGTGGGTACTATCGATTGACCCTGCTGGTGCAAAGCCTTGGACGATGGTATTATTTGGGATTGATCCTCATGGGGTAGCCTGGGCGGTTAAGGAATTTCCTGATTTTGATAGTTATGGTGGATGGATTGACCTAACTAAAGGGGATAAGGTTAGTCCAGGCGAGGCCGCTCAACCGAATGGGTTTGGCTTGAAGGATTATGCGGAAGTCATTCGGAGGATGGAGGGTGATCGGATGGTGGATCGTATTATTGACCCTCGTTTGGGAGCGGCGAGTTATCAGAAATCGGAAGGATCTTCTAATATAATCGATGATTTAGCGGATGAGGGCTTGCCGGTAAACCCAGCGGAGGGGTTGGATATCGAGACTGGTTTGCAGGCAATCAATAACTTGCTGGCATGGGATAGGACGAAGGAGATGGGATTGGATAATCATCCCAAGCTGATGATTTCGGATGACTGTCAGAACCTAATTGCCTGTATGCAGGAGTATCAGATTGGTGACTTGAAGAATCCCGCCAAGGACATGGTCGACTGTGTTCGTTACTTCGCTGTTGGGAACTTTGAGTATTTTGATGCAGATGAACTAATCGCAACTGGAGGAGGGGGATATTAATGAAATCGAATAAGGTGATGCCTGGGCATCGTAATCAGATTGTATTGTTGAGACAGGCTGGGGAGACATGGCCAAAGATTGCCAAAGCTGTTGGCTTTAGTCGCTCCACGGTACAGAAGGTATACAAGGAGGAGCAGGCAAAGCAGGAGATCCCTGTGGTTGAGGAGGTAAAACCGGCATGGGAGCAGGCTCGTGTATTATCGATGGTCCCGAATCCTCGCTTGATGCGGATATATTTTGAGGATCGTGAGGAGATTGGTATCTGTGTGAAGCGGCCACAGGATAATCATCCTCCGAAGAGTCAGATATTGGTGAAGAAGGTGGAAGGTGAGGAGAAGCTGTACAGATTGGTCTGAGTCCCGCGAGGAGACGGATAGGCGTATCGATGCAATGCTTCGGGAGTTGGTAGTGGAAGAAGGAATAAAATGTCGGGAGCATGGGCAGGAAGCCCGTGCATACACTTTACAGGAGATCGCAGACTTTGTGGGCGTGGGGAAGGATACGATTGATCGTATACAGAGCAGGGCGATGAGAAAATTAAGAAATAAAATGTTAAACTTGAAGGTTAATTAATTATGGAAAACGAGGTACAGGTATTTGAGAACAAGGCGGATGTGGATGCCTTGAAGGAGGAATTTGAGCGGGCAAAAGCGAATTTAAGCTGGTGGATGGATAAAGCCGAGGATGCTCGGGAGGTACGCTTTAACGAATGGGCGGGCAAAGCTGGGGATGGCAAGAAGCATGGCCCTGAAGCGTTCCCATTCGATGGGGCAAGTGACCTAGACCCTAATGTTATTAATCCCTTAATTGACGGGGATGTGGCAACCTTGGTGCAGTCTTTACAGAAGGCCAACCTAGTCGCCGCCCCGGTTGAATCGGGCGACATTGCATCGGCCAAGTTGGTGAGCGAGTTCCTTCGCTGGCGTATGGGTACTATGGATGAGCTTATGCGGGAGGCATCAATTGGTGCTAATTATTTACTACAGAATGGACTCACTTTCTTTGGTACATACTGGAAACAGGAGAAGACTCGGAAGTTTGAGCCAATAAGTTTGGAACAGATTGCCCAGCAGTCGCCTGAACTGGCTATGGCCATACAGGACCCTGATATGAAGGAGGGTGTGGAGGAGATGTTTTATCCCTTATTCCCCAAGCTGAAAAAGCGTAGGGTCAAGCGTATGGTGAAGGAACTTCGGGAGACAGGTGAGACCGAAATTCCGACCGAAAAAGTGGTCGTTAATCGTCCCGCTGTTAAAGCATATGAATTAGGGCGTGAATTGATCGTGGATAGCAATGTGATCGATTTGGAAAGTGCCAGGTCAATACATTGTTTGCATTACTATACGCCTGAAGCCCTCAAGCAGAAAGTCAATGAGGGATGGGATGCGAAGTGGATAGAGGAAGCTATCGAAAAAGCTAAAGATTTCTACGAACAAGAGTCATATAGCGACTCCATGATGTCCTATGACTATGGTAATAATTATGGAAGCCAGCACTACGAGGGATTGATCAAGGTAATTACTACCTATCGCAAGGAACTCGATGAAGATGATGTGCCTGTGGTTACTAAGACCTGCTGGACCGAGGAGATGGACGAGGCTGGGTTCCACGAGCCTGTCGGGTACGATGAGGGCAGATATCCATTCGTATGTATCACGAGAGAGCATTTAAACCATCGTTTATTGGACTCTCGCGGATACCCTGAGTTGCTGAAGAGTTATCAGATCGCGGTAAAGACAGAGATGGATAGCCGCAGGGATCGTGCATCAATGAGTACCCTGCCTCCTATCGAGCATCAGATTGGTAGACGACCCGAGCGTATAGGACCAGGTGCTACCTTGGCAGTAAGAAGGCGTGGAGAGGTTGGATTCATGGAGATCCCCCGCTACTCACCGGCATCGACTGAGGTGGAGATGCAACTTCGGCAACTGGCAAACCGCATCACCGGCCGAGCGACTAGCCCTGAAGATGCGGTGGAAGCAAATATGCTAAAACAGCACCTGGTGAATTGTTGGCTTACAGGATGGAAGGAAATCCTCAAGCGTATATGGTGCTTAGATCGCACTTACAGCGGACCGATGATTTGGTTTCGTGTTACCAACAACGAGCAGGGTGCGCAGTTAATTTTGGATGAAACTGCTGAGTTGTATGACTTCAATATCTCATGGAACTCGATGAATGCAGATGAGAGTAAAGTAATCGAGAAATTGGATACCGTGGGTAAGTTGATGGCGACTTACGATAGGCAGGGAATCAGTAGATTCGACATCTATCTTCGCAAGGTACTAGAGGCAATCGATCCAAATCTCGCATCTCAATTAATCATGCCTACTCAGGAGGCCACAACGAAGGAGATTATTGAAACATCGAACGACATTGCAAAGATCGCATCGGGACAGGTTGTTAATGCACCCGAGAAGGGGGCAAATCCACAACTTAGGTTGCAAGTATTACAATCGTACATTGCCGGAAGTGAGGCGATACCAGCAACCGATGTTCAGGAGAGATTACAATCCGATGAAAACTTTGCGAAGAGACTTCAAACATATGCTAGCCAGCTAGAGTTCCAGCAGACTCAACAGCAGAACGCTAAAATTGGACAGCTAGGGACTGCACCAGGCAATGTACCAGGAACGAGTGTATGAGTATAAACTATAGAGGAATGAAGTTTGCCGGGGTAAATAAACCCAAGCGCACACCTAGCCACCCAACTAAATCCCATGCCGTTTTAATCAAAAACGAAAAGGATAATTACCAATTAATTCGATTTGGCGAACAGGGTGCTAAAACCGCTGGTAAGCCAAAGAAGGGTGAGAGTCAGGCAATGAAGCAAAAGCGTGCAAATTTTAAAAACAGACACGCCAAGAACATCGCAAAAGGTAAAACCTCTGCGGCTTATTGGGCTAATAAAGTTAAATGGTAATGAAAAAGAAGAAACCTGGATTGTGGGCGAATATCGCCGCTAAAAAGAAACGCATTAAAGCAGGCTCGGGTGAGCGGATGAATAAGCCTGGTGACAAAGGCTATCCATCGGCAAAAGCGATCAAAGCATCACAGAAGCCAAAGCGTAAGAAGAAGTGACCATTCAGGACGCAGTTGCCGGTCTAAAGGACTTAACTGAGTTCAAGGCCGTAATTAATTTTATAAAGGAACAGAAAGAATCGTGCTTGGTTGATTTCATGGACTACCAGCACATCGACAGCCCCGAAAAACTTGCCCGACTATCGGGTGAGATTGCCGCCTTTCACCGCATCATAACCTTACTCGATGAGAAAGATGACCGAGACTCCCCATCAGCAGTTTAAGAACGAGCATCGTGCTTTATTAAATCGTTGGATTGAAGAGTCTGACATTGATGACTTGGAGTTGGCAAAGATTGCGGTAAACGACATCAACGAGTGGCTGGGTGAAGATGTATTGGAGTTCGAGAGTGAGATAGATCTTTCGGACGAAGATGAAGCGGACGGGTAGTCTGTACGAACAGATATTTTTTACCGAAGCTCTCAGGCAAGGGCTTGAGGTATTTGTCCCTTTAGGTGACTACTTACCACAGGACTGCATCGTAATGAACCAAGCAGGCCGCCCATTCAAGGTGCAGATTAAAGGCACGGGTGGACTAATGAAAGAGAATAGGGGAGGAATTGGCAGGTACATGGTCACAGCGGCCACAGGCTCGTCTGAGAAAGATCCGATTGATTGTACCAAGGTTGATGTGGTGGCGGCATACATAGAACCAAAAAGTTGCTGGTACTTAATCCCATGCCTGCATTTAACTGGTATTCGTATAAGTTTATGCCCCCATAATCCCAATAGTCGGGGTAAATATGAGAAGTTTTTGGAAGACTGGGATGTGTTTAAAATAAACTGAGAAATGCTCGTTTTAATCTGCTAAAATAGTCATTGGCGGGGTGTATCTACTCCGCAGAACAGTACAAGAGAGTGCGAACTCTACAATAAACGCAGAGATTATTATGGCAGAAACAGTTATTAGCGAGGCTCCGGCTGAATCCACGGGAGCAGAAACACAAGCGCAAGGCCCATTGAGCATGGAAGACTTGGCGGCATCTTTTGTCGATCAGGTTGAACAGGATCAGGAGGCCACTACCGATGAGGCGAAATCAGAAGTCACCGAGAGTTCCGAAGACGCAGAAGCATCCGTAGAAGAAGATGTTCTTTCACAGTCTATTTCCGAAGAACAGGAAGAAGATACCGAAGAAGAAGAGGCAGACGAATCTGACGAGGAGGAAGAAACCGTAGAGGAAGAACCTCCTAAGGCAGTTGGCAAGCTATTGCGACAGGTAAATAAACTTACCGCACGTGCTAAGTCGGCGGAAGAAACCGCAGAAGCACTCAAGGCCGAGATTCAAAACCTAAAGACCCAAGGCGGTTCTCAACCGGCCAAGCAACCTGAACTGGAGAACATTCAATCCTATGAGGACCTGAATAAACTTCGCCAGGAAGCACAGGCCGCCAAGAAGTTCGCATTGCAGAATATAGGTAAGAGTTATGTAGAAGTCGATGGCAAGGAATACAGCGATGATGATATTCGCAACATTCTTACCCAAGCAGACGAGTACCTTACCGAGAAAATTCCAGCACGGGAGAAATACCTGGCTGAAAAATCGCAATGGCAACAGGACACTATCGCAACCCACTCTTGGTTGAACGAAGATAGTGAGTTAGCAGAAACCCGACAGGAGTTATTCGGTAATCTTAAAAGTCAGTATTCTCATATACTCGACAACCTTCCAAATGGTGACTTTATCGCCGCCACTCTCGTAAGAGGGATCGAAGCGATCAAGGCCGACCAAAAGGCAAGCACCGCACCAAAGAAAAAAGCGGTCAAGCCCAAGGCTCCACCTCCAACGGATGGAGGTAATGTATCTCCCCCTGTGGAGAACGCCGCCACTCGGAAACAGAAACAGAAAGAATCGATTAAGCGCAAAGGACCACTCTCGGCTAACGATCTAGCCGCTTATCTCAGCGACTAAACTTTAATTCTTAAAATTCAAAATTCTTACTAAAAATGGCTCTCGCAACTTCCTACAATGTGGACGGAGTTAAAGGCGCTCGCGAAAATTTAGAAAATCTTCTAAAAACCGTCGAGCCTACCGAAACTCCTCTTTACTCAACTCTCTCACAATCCGCCGCTCCTAAAGCGACACTTAACGAATGGCTTTGTGACTCCCTTGCCGATCCTGAGATCGGTGGCGTAATCGATGGCGTTGATCTTGATCTTAGCACCGCTCAGAACTTGATCGATTCCCGCGCTCGTCTCGGCAATCGTGTTCAAACCTTCCGCGATTATTTTGCCGTCAGTCGGCAGGCTGAAATGGTCGATGTTGCTCCTGGTGGATCTTTGTTTGCCGCTTCCAAAGCTAAATCATTGATTCAGCTAAAGCGTTCCATCGAAACTGCTATCGGTTCAGGAAATGATCAGGTTGCAGGTTCAGGCTCTGCTGGTGCTTTGCTTTGTGGACTTGGTGTATGGTCTGACCCATCCGCAACTGGTAACACTTTCGACACAACTGCTAAACAAGCATTCCGTGCAGTAAGTGGTTCCCGTGTATCTCTTGCTTCTTTAACTGAAGATGCCTTCAGAGGCTTACTTCAGTCTGTTTACACCGCTTCCGGCGCAAAGAGCAGTTTCAAAATGTTCGCTGGTCCAGCCGTGATGAACAAGATCACCGACTACACTCGTGCAACTGTAGCGACTAATAATCCTACTTACCAGTTCACTCAAGATGTATCCGGCAAGACGCTAGTAAGGAGTGTGCTTACTTATATCTCGGACTACGGAGAAATCAGCTTGATCCCCGATCTTTTTATTGGACGAGTAAATGGCACTCCATCCGGCACAGACACCGCAGAAGGCGTAGTCAATACCGACCGTGCTTACCTTATTCCTGACGATGACACCGTATCCTTGAAGTTCTTGGAAGGTATCTCCGTTATGGAACTGCCCGACAACGGTGGTGGAAAGAGAGCTTTCTGCGAGGCCATGTTGACCCTCCGTGTCGGCAATCCACGCGCTCTTGGTTCTATCGTTTAACTTATTCATATCAGACAATTAGTAGTTGTTTGTTCTATGTGTTCAGTCAAGGGAGCCGGTTTAGGGGTAGGCCGGCTCCCTTTTTCATTTTAATATGAGTCTAAATATCATCGTAAGGGGAGGTAAGAAAAGCGGATCGTCACAGGACGAGGTTGCTTATTATCTCCGCAAAGCAAACGAGCAGGCCGCCATCCGCGAAAAAGCGGACTACGCCAGGAGGCAGGAGCAAGTCCGCCAAGCCGCCAAATCCCTCGAGGGGGGCAAGGGCAACTTTCGTTTGAAACGAGTGACTGATATGACGACTTACTTGAGACATGAACAACAGCGACCTGGTTGCTGGGCGAATAAGGAGTTCACCAAGGACTTCGAGAAAGCCAACCCCGAGACGGTAGTAAAACACTAAATATTTAAATCGTGGCAAACTACGCGACAGCAACCTATTCGGAATTAAAATCCAGGTTTCGTGCATTAGTTGGACTTGATGTTTTACAGGCAACTGACGCAAGTTTCCTAAGAGATTTAGTTAATCGTGCGGCTCGTATTGCCCATGAGCGTTACCCTTGGCCACAGTTTACAGTAGTAGGTGAAAGTGTCGCAGTAGTATCTAGCGATGCTAATACTTTGAGAATATATGGGTCCAGTAACAAATTGGCCAATGATGCCAATGTGGTTTTCCGTATTCATAAAGAAGATCCAACCACCACACGCTACCCTGATGAATATACATTTCTTACCGAGATGGACTCAGGTGGATTCCCATCCGTTAAGATAATTGAGCCTACTGCATTAGACGGCGTAAATGTTTACATAACATACCGCAAAGATTTGCGGGGCGAAATAAACTCAGGATCAGCAAATACTGGCTATTATGGTGATGAAGCTGGGGACGAGCAAAATGTTCCAAACTTCTTTTTCGATTACCTAGCACATTCTGCATATGCAGGATTTTTGCGGGGGGATGGACAGACTGAGAAAGCATTTGCAGAAGAACAAAATGCAGAAGCTATGCTGACTCAGGAAATTGATTTAGTAAGGGAGCAAAGTCGCCAATACAGGAACGACATTTTGCAATATCGTACACCTTCACAATTCAGAAGGCACAACATTCAAGCAGGCGGGCAACCTGTTAGCCCAGGTGTCGCTAATGTTCAATAATGGCAAGAACCACAACATTTGACTCGCTAAAGAAACGCTTTCAAATGACGGCGGGTTTGCCGACTTTGACTAGCGTGGACGAGTTCTTTTTTAAGGAGGCCGTAAACAGTCGGGCACAGACTGCATGGCATAGATGCAAGTGGCCTGAGTTGTCAAAGATTGTGGAAAAGAGTGTGGCCGCCACAACCAATCCAACCGCAGACAAAGCGGTACGAATCGACAATGATTTGGATGTAATTGATGTGCAACAGGTATGGACTAAAAACCCATACACGGATCGCAATGCTATCTTGTTGGATTTTAAATTAGTTGATGGTTATTTAATTCTGCCTGCTGATAGTTCAGCAACCTCTGTATTTATACTAGGAACAGCAGTTCGACCAACTTATGGACCCGATAGTCCTGACGAGCAAAACATCCCTGACTTTCTTAGTAATTATTTAGCCGCTGGATGCCTTAGTGACTTTTTGCGTGGCGATGGTCAAACAGAGGCCGCCATGCGTGAAGAGAATCGGGCAGAGGAATATTTAATTTTAGAAATAGATCGGGCAGAACGCCTACAATCACAAAACAAAATAACCGTAAACACATACCCGAGCTACAGCTTTGGGGTTTCAATTTTATCAACCACTTAACCACTTAGAAAAATGGGTTTAGCCAGTGTAAATATACTCAATACGATGGGCGCTAATGGATGCGTCTATGTAAACGGAACCTCCGCAACCACCGGCAGTTTTATCGCCGCACAATTCACCGAGGATACAGTCATCGGGGCATTGACAGGCAAGCTGGACAACTCGGCAGATTTAATCTCTGACGGCACAACCTTTACCGCTGGTCAGGTACTCAATCTTCCCTTTACCAGCATTACATTAACCAGCGGAGCCGCCATCCTTTATAAGGGTAGTGTCTAATGCCTAGCCTTGGATTCAGTCTAGGCTTAACTAGGCGGGTGCTAGACTCCGGCTTTGCCGCACCCACGCTAAGTTTATCCGAAACGGGTGATACTGAAATCAGTTACACGATTGGCGAGGTAACGGGGGCCACGCAGTACCGGGTGGAGAAGAGTACGGATGGGGTGACATACACATTACTCGCCACGCAATCTACGCATGGCACATATACCGATGGTGGACTGACCGAAGGGCAGACTTATTACTATCGAGTCAGAGCAGAAAATACGGTGACTAGTAAGGTAAGTAATTACAGAGTCGCGAGTTTAGCGCTCCTTGCGGAATTTAGTAATGTATCGCTCACAGAAAGTTTAACGGTACAAAATTTAGCAAATACTTTCACACTAGTATTCAGGCCTGACTTAGCGATATCGGCCACAGGGACGATAACTCTTTCAGGGCTTTCGGGGTCAGCGACTGCGACAAACTCATCGCTTACTATTGCTGGTGCGGGAGCATCTATATTTGGTTCAGTAGGTGATTGGAATGGTGATGGCACTTTGGTTTTAACTGTAGCGAGTGGTCAGTCAGTATCAAATATCTCTGATACCACTATCACATTTGATTTAACTAATCCAGCGTTCCCCAATAGTGGAGTATCGTCTGTAACATTGGCATCTAGCGGTTTTAATACGAGCGCTGTAAGTGGTACATTCTTTAATGTGACTGAAGGTATATTTGATAGTTCTCTTACATTCCCAACCATTGATGTATTCGATAACGAATCAGACTTTATAACAACCACTTACGCACCTAACTACACCATAGTACACGCTAAAGACACTCAGAATCTTTATGTATACAAAGGGTTGGCATGGTACATCTATAAAAACGACGACATTATTGGAAACAACGATTTTAATCCAGCATGAGTACATTAAATACAACAACGGTCGCTACTAGACCAACTACACTAAATAATACTACGGATGTAGGTAAATCCTACTTTGAAACAGACACCAATAACATCATAGTATGGGACGGCACGAATTGGAGAGGGTATCAGAATGACGGAGTAACTTTTAGTGGTACTAGTTATGTTGCAGAATTAAACGGCACTAACCAATACCTCACTCTCGGTGATGTTAGCGGTACATTAGGAGGAGCAAATAAATGCTCAGTATCCTGGTGGATGAAACAGCCTACTATATCTCCTTTAAGCTACCGAAGAATATGGCAGATGGGGGAAGGATATGATAACTTAGCTGTTTTTTGGAATTACAACTCAGGAAATCAGACGCAATATTGGATATTTTTCGTTGGTACAGGTAGTGGTTCCTATCAAACTGTGAGAACCAGCGGAAGCTCCACAATCGACGATAATCAATGGCATCTGTGGACACTAGTTTATGATGGTACACAGTCAGGGGACGCGGGTAAATTCAGCTTTTACAAAGATACTACATCGCTTTCAGTAGTGGATGACGGTGGCGGTACAATAGCTGCATCTCTACCTAGCGGAACAGGTGACGAGCCACATATAGGTGCTTATTATAACACCACTGTTTCGCAATTTAGCGATGCTTCTTTTGATGACTTTGCGATATTCGACGATGTGTTAACTTCAACGCAAGTTGCAAATATCTATAACAATCAAATATACCCATCGAGCTTACAACATCTGTATCGATTGGAGAATAATGTTGATGATTCTGTGGGTACTGCGGACGGTACGCAAGTAAACTCGCCAATCACAAGCTCTCCATCAAGTCCACAATTCCCTTACTAATATATTATGAGCAGTAACAGTTATGTATTTTTAGATGCGGATGAAGTTGGTATCATTGATTTCAATCAAGTACTAGAGGACTCGCTAGACACTCTTCGCTACTCATTGGACGGTACAAAAACCTTTGTGAACTACCCCGGACAGCAACCATCCTCCCTGCTCGGCAGGACCGAATACACACACGCTGAAGCACTAGCGATTACTAGGGGTCCTGAGTGGACTGATCCTGACGCTGGGATTATCTAATTATGGCTCCTGAGCTTTCAGAGAACACGAATGTAAAGACTCCGCTTGCCTTTTTACTGAAGGTATTCGGGGGAACGATATTCGTGGTGTACTCGGCCATGTTGATCTATGCACGGCTGAATACCCTGGAGATGGAGATCCTTCGCTTACAGCACGAGGTTCACATGAACTCAGAGTTTCGGGTAAAATGGCCACGGGGTGAACTCGGTGCATTGCCGGATGACGCGGAGCAGAATATGCGTCTATTGTTCATCGAGAAGCAAGTTGGTAAGCACGAGGAATTAATGGACGAAATCCGATACGGAACTGCTCGGTGAGATGGGCGAGTTACTTATTATGTTACTTACAGGAGGCGGCAGTACGGCTCTCGGTGCTATGCTCAAGGGCGGTTTCGGAATGCTTTTCGAGAGTCGCCGCCAAAAGCATGAGCTTGAACTTGCACGAGAAAGTCGCGCAAATGAAAATTTCATTAAGCTCCAAGCTCAGTTGGCTCAAGGAGGTAATGGGGAGTTTGTTTCTTTTAGTAGGCGTATCATTGCTTTTATGGGTATTGGTACTCTTTGCTTGTGCGTCTTGCTCTGCACCGCGTTTCCACAAGCCGAGTTCCTTTCCATCACTAATGCAAACGGAGAGGGCAGAACAGAACTCCTCTTCGGAATTGTCTCATGGCCAGCCAGCCAAGACCCAATCACGCTATCAAGTGGACACTTGGCATACATGGGTCAGACAGCCCTTATGGGAATCCTCGGCT